ATTAGTAACCTCACCTTCCCATCCTAATGTTCCAGGACTACCACCAGTAACAAATACTTTCTCACCGTTAGTTGCAAATCTTTGTAAAACTAATTGTACACTAGTCCATCCTGCATTTTGATTAGTACCATCTGCTTTACTTGGAATTCCAGTCAATGCATCTTGTAAACCGGCTCTAATATTAGATTTAGAACCATTTATAACATCCCTACCAGTTAACATTGTTTGTAAATTAAACTGTTTACCTTGACAAGCTAAAGCACGATTAGCCCACAATTGAGTTGAATCAATTGTAGATGCAGGTGTAAAGTTTGCCCAAACAATTGCATCATAAATATCTTGAACTTTAACTACAGTAGACCAAACTGTGGTGCTTGATGGTTGATTTAAATATGAAGCAATGTATCCAGTTTCACCATTATTAACTTGAGTAGTTAGATTTGAATCTGCCAAAATTGCATTTTTTAATGAATTTAATTGAGATAGTGTAAACATATATAACCTATTAGTTAGCAGAGATTGATGGAGTTATCTTAACAGCATCACCAGATACACGAATTGCAAATGGAGCAGCACCATCACGTTCGCTATATAGTAATGTTCCTGAAGAACTTTGAACTACAAAATATCCATATATATCATCAGTAGATGAACCAGAACATGTAAAAGTTTGTTGTGATCCATATGTTATAGTACCACCAGATGCCGCGCCCCAAGATGCTCCAGTTAAAGTTGCAGAACTGTATCCTGGGAATGTCGCTTCTGTATAAGTTCCTGCAGTATCAGTATCGCTTGGAGTTATATTATTTTTGTATAACTTTAATACTAAATTTTGGGCAGCAGTTTTATTTACTATCATTTCAAGTGATAGATTTTCACCTGTATCAGGAAAATTAAGAGCCATATCCAAGTTCCTTTGCTACTTCTCTTGAAATGCCTCTACGAATTTGAGGAATTTCATCGTATGTTGCCTGACGTAATTCAGATAATTGAACACTAGTTGCTTCAATAGTTTCTCCAGTTTCAGTATCTACCAAATGTATAATACATGGAGAATCTATAGAAAATAAAATTGCAGGACGTCCTTCGTGAATAACCCACATAGAAGTCCGCCAATTCTTTTTAATAATATTTGGCTGTACTTTAGGCCCAAAGTATTTAATCCATTTAGAAAAGATTCCCATTAAATCACCACATAAGTAATAGAAAGACCTGTAGCAGTAGCTACAGATAGATTAAGATTCAATGCTTCACCTGAATTTGTTTGGAACCAACCATGTTCATTAAATGGTAATACAATACCACCATTAGCTCCAAGAGGGAAGGTTGCTGATATATCAGTAGCAGCAGATAAAAATTTAACGGAGTTTGCCAAAGTAGTAACTAAAGCTACTCCAGTAACGCGAATTGATTTACCATTAACAGCAGAAACGACAGCATTAGATCCTAATGAGGAAGCATTTACAAAAGCTTTTAAAATGTTTGTTTGTACTGTTGGGGTAGAAGTTACATTAGTAGACATACTATTCCTTAAATAAAAATGGGCTGATTCCCATTAAATAGAAACCAGCCCACTTTGGGTTAATCATCAACTTGTTCGTTAGAGGGTACAATGAAATATTCGATAGCTACATAACCAGTACCACCAGAAGTGGAAGTACCTACTGAGTAAGTAGAAAGAACCACTTGATCAGCAGTTAGTTTAGTAAATACAGAAGTTCCAGTTTGTGCACCTGGATTTGCAAGACCAGTGGAAGTAGTTGCCATTGAGTATGCATTAATTAATCCAGTAGTAGCACCAGACCAACCTAAGTTAAATGTGGCAGCACCAGTAACGGCAGCGGTGGCTTGATATACATGAAGACCAACCACAACCGCATCCTTTGGCAATACACATTTAGGAGTTGAGCTATCTGTTCTAGCAATGGGTATGATCTTTGTTATTAGATCACGGCCCTTTGGATAGGATAGACCAACTTGTGCAGCAGTAAAGTTTGCCATATAATTCTCCTAGAGTAACCCGCCTAGTGTGCATCGTAGAGAGGCGTGGCGGGTGTTGTTATTTATTAAACGCCTGGAGAACCATAGATACCGCGAGGATCAGTCCAACCAAAGGAATAACGGGCAGAAGCCTTGTACTTAGCATTCTCAGTATCAAAATCGTTATCCATATCAAACTCATCACCACGCCGCTCGAAATACTTTAGACCATCCTTAACATCAGTTAGAATGAACCAAGCATCAGGATCATTTAGATAGTGATTAACGATAACATTACCGAAAAGACCCATATCCTTAATAACGTTGGGATCATTTAGATCAGTACCAACTCTACCATCAGCACCTAGAATTCTCTTAGCTTCAAATTGAAGTTGATAAGGAATAACTAGACCACGAGGTTTGGCAGCGATTAGTAAACCACGATCATCACGGAAACCAGCGATATCAATAGTAGCTTGCTCTAGAGCAGCTTCTGACATATCAACAGCAGCGGAAGGACCATTAGTCCAAGTACCACCAGCAACATTGGGGTGAGAAGCTGAACCACCAGCAGCACAAGCTACTAGAGTAGCACCATCACCACCAGTATAGGAAGTATTGAATGCACGGTTATAAACGTTAGCACCAACAATTTCCTTAGTTTGACGCATGGAACGGGCAAGACCTTGGGCCTTACGTTTACCTACAACATCATATTGATCATCTTCATAGATTTCACGGGTAATAGTAAAACCAAGAGCATACACAACATGGTTGTATCTAGAAGTGAAACCTTGCTTCTCAGAGTCATAGCTGATAGGAGCGCCTTCGGATTTAACATTAGCTAAACCAAAACCGGACAGACCAACATCTTCCTCATAAGCACGTGTGGATTTGTTAGATTCAAATAACTTGTCCCATTCAACAGGATAGTCATTATAGGCTTTACCGTACCAAGCATTAACGCCAGGCCATAAAGCCTTTGCAAAAGAACCAGTAGTAATAACAGACATTATTATTCTCCTTTAATTATTAAACGCCAGTAGCGCCAGTACCAGTGCCAAGAGTGGCTTGGTTAATCTTAGCGAGAACTTTAGTAGCATTACCAGTAGGCTCATTGTCAACACGTTGAACAGTGCCTAGAATTTTAAATTGTAAAGTAGCGGTAGTAGCTGCACCAGTCATATTTAAAGCACAACCAGAAGTACCAGTAGTTGTAGAACCAGTTGCTAAATAAGCATCTGCATTCAAACCAACATCGGCAGCAGCAAATGAATAAGAAGCACCACCAGAAGTTGTAGCTTCTACCTCATAGATAACATCGTCAGAGTCGCATACTAAAACAAAAGCATCAGTTGAAGCAGCGCGATATTGAGGAGTATCAAGAGCAGTTGAACCACCAGTCATTTTACCAGAAACAGGATCTATTTTAGCTGGAACAATCCCAACAACAACTCCTAATACTGGGCCAGAAGCAGTGGCACGAATGACAGTGGCGATACCATTTGCATCAGAAGAACCAGACAATTTAACTGGATCACCAACGAAAAGGGCTGTACCATCAGAAGAAGGTACTTGATAAAGATTGCATTGGCCGTTGTAAGGCGCACCGGAAGTGTGCTTTACAGGGCGAAAGCCGTTAATTTTTGATGTGTTAGCCATGTAGCCTCCAAAAATAATTTTAAATGAAGGCTATATTGCAAGTTAACTTATTTTTAAAGAGCCGTAATCGGCGATTTTCTTTGCATTAGCCTTCATGGATTCATCGAGATCATCCACAGCTTTCTGTTTGGTTTTTTGGTCTTCTTGATACCATTCTTCTTTAATTCGCATCACGAAACCTTTTTGTCCACCACCAACAGAAACCTGAACAGGAGATCCTTCTTTAGTAGGATTTGCAATCCGACGATCACCGACAGTAATAGAGGCATCTTGAACAAGTTCATATCCTTGTTCTTGTAGCATAGGAATTCTGTCACCATCATCGTTTACAATTCTATATCTATATCCAGGCTCTTGCCCACGAATTGTTAATATGTTACGAGTACCATTAATTGGAGTTCGTTTTTCTCTAGGAAGTCTCTTTTCCATTCTTAGCCCCTTAATTTCTTAATCTCAGCAATATACTCTTCTTTAGTCATAACCCCATTCCGAACAAAGGTATTCATTGCCTTACGTTCATCTTCAGATAATTCAAAAGAATCTACTTTACTTTTAGATTCAACAACACTATTTGTATTCTCAACAGCATTAGGTTTTGCTCTATTAGGATTCACAAATTTATCTTTAAATGTGGTTTTAACTCGTTCCACAACATACTTAAGAACATCTTCATTTGATGCTCCAGTCTTGTCTTTATACTGTAATCCAACAGCATCAGCAAAGGCCCGCATTTCGGGATCTTTAGCATACCATTTATTTTTATTTACCCATTCTACAAAGTCTGGATGAACAGTCTGTTGTTCTGGCTCATTTTGTTTAGTGATCTGTGCAGTTCTGATTTCAGCAATTGCATCATCAACTGCTAATAGTTTATCTGCGTCCCCATCTTCTAGGGCTTTACGCTTCTCTACTTTAAGTTCATCTAATGCACGTTTAAACTCTGTTTCTTTTACTTTCTTATGATGTTCTTGTAAAAGATTTAAGACCTTTTTAGTCTCTTTGAGTTCTCTACCCATTGATTCAATTTTGTCGAATAAGGGTTGTCTGCGTACAAATTCTGCAGCATCTATGAAAGTAGCTTCGTCACCTTCAAAATCTTCCTTTGGTCTCCAACCTAAATCCATTGCCCTTTGTTCTATGTCAGAAGGTTCATTATTGATTGGTTCAGTTGGAACAACTTCTTGCTTTTCTGATTCTAAAACTTTAACTTCTTCAGTCATATTAATCTCCAATTACTATTGCAACAACATCTTCATCATTTAGAAGTAAATGTTTTTCTTTATTTATTAATACTTCTTTGCCAGAATATTTTGCGAAATAAACAACATCACCAACCTTTGGTTTTGTTTCTGTTTCAAAATTTCCAGTATATGCAGTATCTCCAATTGCTAAGACAGTACCAATCTCTACAGCTTGTTGTTCTCGCTTAACATCTGTAACATCTGGTATAACTAATCCTAGTTCTGACATTTTACGATATGTTTCATTTGCCTCTGCCAATTGTTTTGGCTTTACGAGAATTCTATGTAATATAGGAACTAGTTTCATGAAAGTTCCTCAGAATCAATAGAGAATTTCTCTCTGTATGCGGCAATGAAACCTCTGTAAAAATTATCATCTTCTGAAGATAATCCAGCAGAGTTAGCTAAAATATCTTTAGCATCTTCTACACGAAGTTTACATGCATCGAAATATGCGATGGTAACTGGATGATCCTTCCAACTTTGAAAATCACTTTTGGTAATCATAATACTCCTTACTTGTTAGGGGTAGTCTTTGGTTTTGCTTTTGCTTGTTGCTGTTTTATAGAATTCATCTCTGAAGTATGTTGTGCATTCATTTGATGTGCTTCATGCTGTGTAGCCATATTCAAACTATGCTGCTGTGCTTGTTGTTGCATTGAAGCATTTGCCTCTGCCTGTGAGGCTCTCATCTTTAGCATTGCTTCCATAGCTTTAAATTTGAGTTCTAATTCTTTAATTCTTTGCTCATAAATTAATTCTTGTTCCTTAGAAGCTTGCTCCATCTGTGCTTTCATTTGAGCAATTTGGATATCATTCTGTCCCTTTTGTTGATCTAATTGTGCTTTCATTTGAATTGCTTGTACTTTTGGATCTGGGGCAGTAGGTTCTTTTCTAAAAAGTGCCTCTATATTTGGTTGTTCTTGTGCTTCTAGTGCTCTCTTTGTAACTTCATTTGGATCGAGAGTTCCAAGTCCCATGAGTTGTAATAGGCTTTCTACCTTAGCTTGCTTCTCTGTAGAAGTCGCAGCTTGTGGATCTGCAGCAGGTATAATGTCATTTTCTGGACCTTCAAAATCACTTTGTTGAATTTGCTCATCAATGACATCAATATACTCTTCAGGATTTGCATAGTCTCTATTTAGTTTATAAATCTTTCTGAATTCTTTAGACATTGCTCTAAAGACACGTTTATAAACAGCAGTGAATACTTTCATCCCTTGTTCAATTGTAGCCATTGTGGTAGTTGCTGGGGTATTTTGTCCTGGCATTTTACCAACAAATATCTCTGCAACAGAGGCTAATTCTTTACCGGATTTAACTAACAAATCTAATAACTTAAATAAAACCTCAGAAGGTTCACGTACTGGTAATGGGAAGATTTGTTTCTTTAAATCATCTCCAATAGCATTAACTGCTTTCCATTCTCCGGGTCTGAAGTTTTCACTTCCCATCTTAATTTTAAGACCCTTACCAATAAATCCAGCTTGTAGATTACTTAATGCTCCAGAATCAACTAATAAATTTAGAAGTGTATTAACAGATTCATTAATGGGGCAAAGTAATCTTCCAAAACCAAGATCATAAATTGACCCATCTGGGTTTGGAATGAAAGGAAATTTTGTGTAATACTCAACAGGTTCGATTCTACAGAGTTTATTATCTTCATTTAATACTATACCATTTGCTGTGTATCTAGCTACGATACGAAGAACCTTTTTAGATCCATATTCTACAGTTACTATATAAGGTTCCGCATATCCATCTTTATCTAAATCTAAATAAGTATGCTGTTCTAGAATATAATATGGAGTTGTTTCATCTTCTTCTGGAACTCTTAGATCTGAAGTTCCGATCTGTCGCCCAGGTTCATAAATAGCAGAAGGTTCTTGTAATGTGATATCCAAATACAAATCTGCTAATTGTTTTTCTTTTAATTTACGTTCTGATAATGGAAACCATTCAGTAATTCGTTCAGCATCTTCAACAGATCTTGCCCAATAATTAATTACTAATTGTTTTGGGGGAATTAACTTAGAACAATTAACAGATCTTTCACTATCCCAATATGTCTTCTTAAAACATGTTCCAACAATAGGAAGAGTAATCAGAAGTTTATCCATTTCTTCTTCCCAATCAGGCATTTCATCCATGACTTGGTAAGACATATATTTGGAAATTCGTTTTGCTCTATCTGCTTTTTGTCCATCTGGATCAGAACCAACTACACGGCACTTTACGACATTATTATTAGAAGGTATTAATGAGGGATATGCCCGTGCTGCAAATTGCATTGCGGCTGTAGCTAACAATGGATATTTAATATTAGCAGCACCAGGCCATGGGTATGTTTTCTTTTCAGATACTAATTTTGCTAAATCAATCCAAGTATCTACATTTCTTTCCCATTCAGATCTAGATTGAATATCGACATCAAATCCACGTACAACATCATCACCAATCTTTTTTAATGTGTCTTCATCTAGATCTCTTGCAATATTGATACTGTCTATATACTTCTCTAATTGTTCAGTAGCCACAAATTTCACTCCTACCCTGTAAGTTTAAATCAGATTGTTCTAATTCATCTTCATATTCAAGTTCAGCAACTTCTTCCCTAGTAGGAGCCTCGATGATTTTATCAATCATTAATCCAAGATAAGCAATTGCATCTACCATATCATCATGTTTTCCTCTTGGGAAAACCAATAGTTCATGTTCTAAATCAGGCCACCAATCTGCTTCTTTATCAAACTTAACAGCGCCTGCTCTCATTCTAGCTTGAATAGATCTTGATCGTGAGATCTTATCTGTTTTATTAGGTTTTAATGGAATGACATTTAAGAACGTATTCTCTTCAATCATAGCCCTATTTAAGAATGGACCTATTGATTTAGACACCTGCATGTCCTCAATACCAACTGCAAGTGGAGTATAGACTCTTTGTAATGATAATAAAGTATTTACAATCTCATCTCCAGGTAATCTATCCTTAATTACATTTCTGATGTGTAAAATACCATTCTCGTCCATACCTCCCACTACAAATGCAGAGTAATCAGCACGTTCTTTTTCTGAAATTGCTAAGTCTGCTGTTATATAGTAGTTTACTTTCTTGAGTTTATCTTCTTTAGTTAAAGCAAGTAAATCAGATTTCTTAAAATACCTAATAGAATCATCTACTGGATTGCATAAGTATTCACAAGCATACACTTCTGGAATGCCTTGTGAGATAAAATCATCTCTAAGCTGAATAAAATCTTGTTTTGTCTTTCTACTCGGCCATAATAGCTTAGAATAGTCAGAATTATGTGCGCGATACTTAACAGACCTCCATAGTCCGTGTTTTTTAGTAGACCATACCTTAAGATCTTCTACAATTGTATATTTATTATTCTCTTTAGGCATTAAAGACTCAAGAGGATCATCCAAATTCATAGGAGTACCCACAAAACGAATGATACCACGCTCAGAACGACAAGGAATTAGTGAGCCATACACCCATCTGCGCAGTTTATCACGCCGATCCTTGTTCATAACCAGTTCTTCATTCATTAAATCGTCAATAATGATTAAATCTGGTCTCCCACCATCAAATAATAGACCGCGAAGCTTCTGTTCTGCGCCTTTAGCCATTATTCTAAATTGTTTTCCATCTAGAAATGGTACAATTATGTCAGTTTCTGTGTCTTTTTTGAAGTCTACTTCATTTTTTTCATTTAATTTTAAACCAAATAATTGATGAATTTCTTCAGATTCATTAATAATCTGTTTTATTTGTCCTAAGAATAAGCTTGCCTGAGTTTCAGTGTCAGCTACTATAAGAGCGAATCTTCGTTCTCTGAATAGCATAGCAGCCAATGTATAAACTACAGATATTGTAGTAGATTTACTATGACCCCTCGGAGCGCATACAGCTACAAATTTATCATTAGAACAACATAATTCCCACCATTCTCTATGGAAATCAGCAAATGGAGAAGCCTCATCAAAGAATTTTACAAGACAAGATGAGGCAAATCCTTCAATAATATCAGCAGTTAATTTTATCTTATCAGTCATTATATAGCATGAATTGTTAGATTAGTCCATTCTTGACCTGCTGTTGTATTTTTAGATGAGCCGCTATTATGATAAACTTGAACTTCTAAATAATCACCAGTAGTAAATTTAAGTACATCAGAACAATTTACTGTTTGATCTCCAGTGGCAGAAACTGGAGAAGAAATAACCAAATCTGTTGTTCCATTTTTTACTAACTTTAATATAACGCCAGTCACACCAGCAAGTCTAACTTGTGCAGATGCTCTATAATACCCAGGAGTAACACAAGTCCAACGATAATTAGTAGTAGAATCAAATTCACTATTGGTATCAAAAAGTTCTGTATCAAATTGAATTTTTGTGTATGTAGTATTGGGTATTGATTGTGTAGAAGCTCTAGTAACCTTTACAGCAGTTCTGAATGCTTGTTCATTATCTTGATATGCGATGTCTGTGTTCCAAGTACCATCAGTACCAGCAGAAGGCATATAATTATTTTTGAATGTATTATTAATGTCTTGTGTTGGATGATCAAGAATTACATTATAATTTCCATTTGTTCCTGGATATAGTATATTTTCAGAGAATATATTATTTTTTGCAAAAAATGTACCTTGATTATCGATCTTTATACAACCAGTAGCAAAAGAAGCGTTGTTAGTATTATTTGGATCTACGTTATAAACAATATTTCCACGAATAAGGTTATATTGTGTGTGATCAACAACACCACCGTCTAATGTAATACCACCAATGCCAGCATCTTCTACAACATTATTTGAAACAGTATTATAGGAAGCGCCATGGATTAATTTAATTCCCCACCCACTATTACTTTTAAAATAATTATTGCTTATGGTTTGTAATTTTGCATAAGTATCTATGCCTTCGTTTACATTAACTACAACATTATTTGTAACAACATGGCCTTTTCCTTTTTGGGTAGAGATACCATCAGCTTGATCACCATAAGCAGCTATAGAAGTAGCTCCATGGTTTAAGTTTTCAATGAAATTTCCTGATATTAAAACTCCGACACTTTCAACAGAATTTACACGATTATCATCTAAACCAATACCATATAAATTAACATCTGCGGATGTGTATGAACCACCAAAATTAGTATTTGTACTTATATCATGAATATAATTATTAGTAATCTTACAACCATGTAACAAACTACCAGCATCTATTGCAGTACATAGAGGGAAGTTATAGATTTCGCAGTGATCTATTTCTGAATTATAACAATTTCTATTAGCAATAGCATCTACCACTCTTCCCTCTAAGAATTGATATTCAATTTTAATACCAATTAATTTTTGATTATAATATGGTGTATATGGAGAGGATGTTAGACCACTCATATTTACTACTAGAGATGTACTAGTATAATGAGTTGTTGGTACTGTATTTGAAAATCCAGCAGAAGTTGCATAAAGTATTGCATCTCCATTAGCTATAAGACCTGTTTTATTTGGTATTGTAATGGTAGAAGATACTTTATAAGTACCTGCTGGCATAAATAAATATTTATTAGTATTTGCAAACAATGATAATGCAGTGTTAATTGCAGAGGTATCATCAGTAGACCCATCTCCAATAACACCATAATCTTTGATGGAAACTAGATCTAATGCCTTATTTGTTAATGTTCTAGCAGTTGAACTTGTTATATCTGATACTACATTGTTTAGTGCATCATTAACACCATTCAACCAAGCACTTGTTATTGTAGTTCCTGGGGAAAATTCAATGTTTGAAATTGCAGTCATTTACGTTTTCTTTCTCTTTTAGAAGTTTCTGATTTCATTGAACCATTCTTATTTCTAGAGAATGAACGATTCTGACCAGGATCTTGAACAAACAAATTTGCTAATCCATTTTGTCCGCCTTTACTAACTGCGCGTTTGTGTCCAACATCTCCAGACAAACTTGTTGCTCTCACTCCATTTTTCTTTGCCACTTTTGCCCTCGCTGCATTACGTTGTGCGCGATCTTTAACTCTATTCTTTTTCTTTGTGTGTTCCCACTGTAACTCGCGCTTATAATCGCGTCTTCCATTAGTTGTGAACGGCATAGACACCCTCAACATCCTG